GTCCACAAGGCAAAACCGCTCAAATTCAACCCCCCCTCCCCTAAAAAGTGGCGTTTTTAGCGTAAAAACGGCACTTTCCTTGTTTCTAGCCTGAAATCGCCATGCCGTTTTTGGCTTGAAATGGCCATTTATGGCGTTTCCGATTCAAAAACGCCGCTTTTTTGATTCCCCGGAAAGAAAAGGCTATCGCAGTTTCTTACGCGCTAACAGGTCTTGAATGGTCTTCCGATCATGGCAAGGCCCGCACAGCGGTTGCAGGTTCGCGCGCGCATTGTCCCCACCATCCCGCAGCGGCACGATGTGGTCAACCTCCACCGCTGGGACAGGCACGCCCCGCGCTAGGCAATGGCGGCACAGCGGTTCTGCGTTGAGGATCACCAGCCGCAGCTTGCGCCACTCCGCACCATAGCCACGGGCGCTGGCTGTGCCGCGCTTCTCATCGTGTAGGCGCTGGGAACTCACCCATGTGGTTGGGGTCTTGGCCTTGCCCGCATTGATCCGCAGGCGTGGTGGGAACCGGCGGGGCGGGGTGGTCAAGCGTCCACCTTCCGATAACCGGCTCTCCACAGGGCGCGCGCTATGGCGCTTGCGGTGGCTTCTACGGCTGCCTCATCCAGCGGCAAGGCAGCGTGTAGGCACTCATGCACAAGCACATCAAGCGCCCGCTGGCCCCGCAGGGCGCGCCGCACCTGAATCAGAGGGTGGCGGCCCGCTGGTAGCCAGCATCGCCCCCAATCGGTTCCCATCACGCGCGCGGGCTCGAATCGAACGCGCCACAACCTGCCCGCGATGCGTGTACGGAATTCATCCTTCACGGCATCACCTCTAAACGCGCTTCCCAATTTCGGCCGCGCCTGCGGCTCATGGGCTCACCCACATCAATCACGATAATGGCGCTGCCCCATTGCGATGTGTCCCGGCGGCTCATCCAGCCAGGTTGGAGGGGGCCGCAGGTGCCCGCGTTCGCGTACCAGTAGGGGAGCGGGATGGAACGGGTGCGCCTGCATTGCGTTGGAGGCACCGGGCGATGCGTGTGCCCACGGATGAACAGGCGATGCGGTGCGCCGCCGGTAGCGTTGAAAAACTGCAAGGCTTCTAGTTCGTCGGAGTTCTGCCCGACATCAAACCCGTGCGTTGCGACGATTGGCCCCAGCTCTAGGCACCCTCGGCGATCCTTCCGATACGGTGTCCAATGCCAACGCCGCGCTTCGGTTGCGAACGGTTCGGCGTGCATGAAATCGGCCACGGCCCGCAGCGCACGCGGGATGCGGCGCGGGTCTTGGCTTTGCAGATTGTCATCGTGGTTACCCATAATGGCGTTGAAAACTGTCCTTTTAGGAAGGACAGATCGGATAGAAGCGAGGAACGCGGCCGCGTGCCGGTATTCATCCAAGAGCGAATGCCCGGCCTCGTCGGGGTGGACGCTTGCCGCGCTCGCTTCGAACACATCGCCCAGGTGGATGAAGTGCGTGAGCCCTTTTAGTTCGGCGAGGGTCTTGAGTAGCCAATGGTGCGTGGCCATTGGTGTGTGCGGCGAATGCGTGCAGCTAATCGCCGCAATTCTCACGGCTCGGGCTCCGCTTGCATCGGCGCGCGCTCGGCAATCATGGCCAGCACGCGGCGCGCAAACTCCGGCGCATCGCTGGGGCGCAGCATCACGGCCCACTCCGTATCACCGTCCTGTCGCATCATCACGAATGGCACCGTGCCTGGCGTTGCGTCGCGCTCTGCTTGCTCTAGGAACTTCAAGGCACCGATGGCCGCGTATCGCTTCACTTCGCAATGCAAGCCCGGCAAGCCCAAAAGATCAGCATCCCCAGCGGCACCGCAGAACTGCTGCGCTCGGCGCGCCTCGGTCGCGTTCCAATGCTGCTGAAGCACCGCCGCGGCTTCCCGCTCGCCTGCTTTGCCCTTTTGCCGTGAATGCCTGCCCATGCGGTCATCCTCTCATGCTTTTTTCACGCGGGATGGAAATACGCTTCGCCACCGTCATCGCGGTAGCGCATCCGGCCGCTGTACCACCACACTCCGGCCTTGTCCGGGATGTAAATGGCCTCGGTGTAGACATCGCGGCCGATGTTCGATGGAAGTTCCTCGCAGCAAACGCCCATGACCACAGGCACACGGATTTCCAAATCCGTGCCATCGACCTGCACCCGGTCACCGTCGCACGGTCCCCACCGTAGAAGCACTTCCTCCATGCCCGGCATTATCCCGCTGCCGCATTCGTTCCCACTCATTTCATCGCCTCGCGCAGCTCTGCGCGTAGATGCACCGCACGCGCTCGGCGAAATATCGCGGCAACCAAGCGCGCAAACTCTCGCACCTCGCTAGGGTCAGGTGGCCGCCGGTGCAGGCTGCGCGTGGCGGTTTGAATGTCCGTGATGCCCAGGGCGATGGCCGCGGCGGATGGTTCGACCTTGCACACCAGCACAATTACGGCAAGGGCGGTAATCCGATCACGCTGGTGGCGGCCAAGGTGTTCCCGGTAGGCAGCCATCGATGCATCGTTCCCATAGCCAAACTCAAGGGAGGCGAGAGCCATGACCACATGCCAGGGCTGTGGGCTCGGCGCTCCCATTTATGCATATTCCTTGTTATTCCGATAACTGATTCGATAGGGCTGGGTTGTTTTTTTCTTTTTTCTCTCTCCCTTTAGGGGAGAGAAAAAGGAAATAAAACAGCCCTGCCGCCCTAATTTCGCCATTTGAAATTTGGCCAAAAACCTAATTAGTATCGGACTTTCCCTCATCGTGTTACACGCTGTTACGCGTCTCCGTTTGAATTATTCACGGTGGCGGGGTGGGTTCGACGCACCCAAACCACGCCCTTGGTTGATCCCTGCTTCTCAATCAACCCGCTACCCAGCGCCAGGGTGCGGAGGCTCTCGGCGCGGCCCTTCGTGAGCTTCATGGCCTCGGCCGTAGCGCGCAGCTCTGCACCGCTCATGGCCTCCCGATCCAGCCACACGGTGCCACCGTTGGGCTGTTTCGTTTCAACCCTGAAACACTCCTCCACAAACCGTTGGGCGCTCCACCCATCGTCTTCCGCGTCCTTTTTGCCCGGTTTCGCCAAGTCCTTTGGGTCAAGGTGCGGAGCCATGTGAAACAGCGGGTAGGCCCAGCGCAACACGCGCGGCTCAATCGGGGCGAAGGAACGCACCGCGGCATCCAACACGACATGCCGTTCCTCCCGGTGGTGGCGCAAGATCAAATGGCTATCAGCGGCGCGGCTCATCGAACCAGCGCCAGCGCCAACATCTGTAATTCCCTTGTTTTCTTGGCTGCCTTTGCTGGTGTGGTGGATCATCACGAACGCGCAATCCAGCGTGCGCGCCCACTTGTCTACCTGGTTGTAGATGCGCGCCATGCTTCCGTTGTCGTTCTCATCCGTGCGCGCTGGAAGAAAGCGGTAGAACGCGTCCAAGATCACCACGCTGTATTGCCCAGCGGCGCAATGGTCGAACAGCCGCGCGCCCAGCCCATCGAAATCCACGAGATCGCCGCGCAAGTTCAGGATGTCCAAGCGATCAGCCAGCGATTCAAACGGGATGCCCTGCGCCGCGCACAGCTTTGGGATGCGATCCGCGCTCGTTTCGGGGTGCAACTCGTTATCCACGATTAGGACGCGCCCCGCCTGGGGGATGTTGAAACCCATCCATGGCTCGCCCCGGCTCACGCAAATGGCGAGCTGGTTGACCATGAACGATTTGCCCATCTTGGGGCTGCTGATCAGGTTCAGCGTTTCGCCGGTGCGGAGTAGCCCATCAATCACGGGCCGCCGCATCTCGGGGCACCTCGCTACAAGCGCGCAGATAGGCACAGGCTGCAACCGCGCCGCCGGGGCGGCTGGAGGGGGCTCCACGGCCTGCACCGCCTCTGCGGGCCCGCTTACGGCCTTCCGCTCGGCGGCAAACGCGTTCGGTATCTGCCGCTGGTTCAGGTCGATCAGGTCATCGGCGGTGAGCCCCAGCGTGGCAGCTCGCGCCATGATCCGCGGCCCGGCCTCGGCAATGCTCCACCCGCGCGCCTTCATGTCGCAAGCCACCGTGAAAACGGTGGTGCGCCTGCCCTGGCGCATCACAAAACCTTCCTCTAGGAACCGCCTAGACAGGTCGGAGAGCGATCCGGCTGCGGGGGTGGCTGCCGGGGCCATGATCACCGTCCCGGCCTCCTGCGGGGCTGGGAACTCGTCTAGCGTCCATAAATGATCCGCTTCGCTCTCATGCACCACGCATAGCGGTTGCTCCGGGTACTTCCAGTTGTGGAAACCTGGCACACGCATCACCCGAGGGGCATCGGTCACGCTTGAATCGGAATTCAGCCGGTGAGCGAGCGCCTTTTGGTAGCGCGTCCATTCGGCTAGGTCGGTCATCGGCTCTGCCAACCGCCACCACGCGTGGATACCGCCGCCCGTCTTCACCACCACGGTGGGCTCGGGGATGTTGGCTTCCCGCCACGCCATGCGCGCTTGCTCAACCGTGGTACCGCCATCAAAATCGGCGAATAGGCAACGCGCCAACGCCACATCGGTGGCCTTGCCTCCGCGCCCGCTACGCGGGTTGGCCCCGAAGTACACATGCTGCCCCTTTGCCACGGTCGCGGCCAGCTGCGCGATCACGCGCGACGCTTTGGCCTGGGGAACCCAATCCCGAAGCCCACCGGGCCCGCCAATGGTGCGGAATTCGATCAGGTCATTCGCTTCGAAGATCAGCCCCAGCAGTTGGTACGCGGATTCAATCGCGGCGGCGGCGGCATCGGTGGTTGTCAATTTCTCGCCTCGTCGCGCTCTCCACGCAATTCCGTCACCTGCTGACGAAGTTGCATCATGTCCCGCTCGGCCTTCCGCATGGCCGCTTGCCAGCCCTCCAGTTCATCCATCATCGTGCTGATCTGCACGGAGGCTTCGTATCGCTGCTGGTTCGCCATCTCGCCCATCGCATCCCATCGGATGCGCAGGCGTTCGATGAGGCTGCGTCGGATCACCCACCGAAGTCCGTCCGTGCTTGCTGCATCGTCGCTCACTTGCCAACCTCCGCGCGATCCTTCTGCACTCGCTCCAAGTAATCGTTCCGCTTCCTGAAATCCTCGCACCGCTCGCGCAGGTACTCGGCGCGCTCCTCCCACACCTTCGCGTGCTCGCGCAGCGTGGCAATGGCAGCCATCGCGCGCGAAATCAGCCCATGCGGCTTGTTAGAAACGCGTTGCAAATCGCGCAGCAGCGCGTCATACGGTTCCATTCGATTCCCTTTGCATGGTGTGCATTGGGTTCAACGCGTCACGCGGTACCCAATGCTCGGGGCGGTTGTAGTAGGTCTGCAAAAACTCATCGCGGCGCGCCTCGTGGCCCCACATCCACCCGGCAAGCCTCACCTGGCCGTAGCTCTTGGCAAGGCTTGTGATGGCCAGCACATAGCGCCTATCACCGTGATCGCGCGGCCTTACCACCAGTTGACCGTTCATCCACCCGGTGGAACGCACCTCAATGTCAGGATCAACATCCGGCACACCCTTTACATACCGAACGGATGGCTTGTAGTCCGCAACTCCAAGCCACTTGGCAACCGCCACCTCACCAGCTGCGCCACCAAACTCATGTTGTTCACGCTCGGTGAAAATCCGATCCATGAGGCACGCATGGTTCAACCCATCCTCGGCACTTGATGCCATGCGCGCCTCGGCCACGCGCTCGCATAGTTCGATTTCCGCCTCTGTTAGTTCAACCGTAACCATCGGCATCCTTGCCGCGGATCAAATCCGCTACAGATGTTGAGAAGTGTTCCCCGATTAGCCAGGGCGGCGAGGAACTCAACCGCCCCGGCCATTCCGGGGGTTCGTTAGAACGGAATCCCATCCGCGCCGGGCTGCACCGCCTTGCGCCCTGGCTTGGAAGCGGTAGCCGTGCTGCGCTGCTGGGTGGGGCGGATGAAATCTCCCGCCTTGGCCTTTCCGTTCTGCGAGTGCCACACGCGCAAGAGGATTTCGCGGCCCTCAAGGTTTGATTCCTCAAACCGCTTGGTGGCCGTATCGATGTGCGGCAACATGCACGCGTCCAGCAGTTCGTTCAGGCGCTGAATGCGCGTCACCGCCACATCCTCAAACACTCGGTACCGCTGGCCACCCGTTTCGATATCGAACCACAGGGAAACCACCAAGCCGCGGGGATTGTCGGTGGTCTTCATGTTTTCGAATGGGCTTTCCTTTCCTTCGGCCTTACTGATCGTGGCCGTGTAGGTGCCCTCGGGGCATGGGCCGCCGCCGCCGCTCTTGCGTGCCTTATCCTCGCTGCTTCCGTGAATCAGATCGATCATTGCTCCGAACCTTTCTCCAGGCGCTCGGCCTGCTGTTGAAGTGCGTTCAAAATCAGCCCATCCACCTCGGATGGATCAGTTCCCAAATCAATGGTTTTGCGTGCCGCGGCGAGCGCCTGCTTTGCGCTCCAACGGATGCCAACAGCCTTGGCTTTCTCCGCAATGGATTCCGCAAGCTGCTGCGCGCTCGGCGGCGATGGCTGCTCCACCACCGCCGCCGGTGCGGCGGGAAGCGATACCGTCGTTCGCTCCACGCGCGCATTGAGCGCAGCCAGCGCGCTATCTGCCTCAACCACCGTGGTGGCTGCGGCTAGTTCCTCATCGCCCTCGGTCGCACCGCTGAACCCGAAAGCCGCTTTCAGGCAATGGGCTTCCGCGCGCGTGCGGAGCATGTGCAGCGGTTGCGTGCGCCAGTTGGGGCTTGAACCCTTGAACTCGGACAGCCAGCAAGTGAATTCGAATTCGCCACCGTCAATGGTGGTTACGCGGTAGGTGCAGGAATCAACCACACCAGCCGCATCGCGGTGGTAGATAGCCACGCCGCCCTTGTAGCGCCCCGATTCACGCGCCAGCCTGCGCCAACCATCAATAGACACATACAGGCACAGGCGGCCGCCGAACGCCAGCGGGTACACCTCTCGCCGGAGCGGATCAAGCCCATAGGTCTTCATCATGGCCGCCAGCGCCATGCGATCCACCTGGCTTGCGTTGCGTGGCATCACCTGTTCGATCACGCGCTCGATGTGCGCGGCGTTGGGAACGGTTGCTAAATCACTCATCGCGCAAGCCCTTCCTCAAGTTGGCGCCGCGCCCAACTGGCAAGCCCGATCCGCTCAATGCGATCCGCATAGCCGGGCCATGTGTTGGTTGAGCGGCAAACCTTGTAATCCGCGATCAGCCGCCGCATGTCCGCTTCGAAGTAATCCATGTCCGAATCGTCCATCGCGTACACGGCAACCCCGTGCGGCGCGGTGTTCTCGACGCACAGGAACGCAAAGCCGGTCACATTGAGCCCGGCGATGCGCGCCACGCGGCGGTAGAAACTCGCTTGCAACCCGTAGCCCAAGTTCCACAGCGCGGACTTGAACGATGGGTAGGACGCGTCGCGGGTGGTCTTCAGGTCAATCACCCAGCCGGTGGTTGGGTCATACCCATCTAGCCGCGCCTTGAGCTGCGTGCCCGTTTCGGGGTCTTCGGCGAAGATCGAAAGTTCACGCTGCGTGGCCATGTCCAGCATGGTTCGGCAAGCATTCGACGCGCGAACCGCTGCCACCATGCCACCCACCGCCTCGCCCTGGGCCGCGTCCAAAATCAACTTGTGCCCGTTCAGAACTTCAAACGCGCGGAACTCTGCCTTGCCTTGGGTGGTGCGGCGATCACACTTCGGGGCCACGGCCACTTCGGCTTCGTACATGTCCGGGGTGAGGATCGCGGTATGCACCGCGGTGCCCATGTTCATCGCGTCGTTGGACTCGCTGTGTTCCATCTGATGGCGAGCGTGGAGCGGCGAACGCGCCATCATCGCTTTCATAAAGGTGCTGGAGAGCGCAGGCACCGCGTGGTAGTCCGCGGCCGGGATGTGTTCATGCACACCAAGTGCGAAGGTGTTAGCGGCCACAGCGCACCTCCTCCACAATCGCCAGCAATTGACTCTCGCGCAGGATTGCCGCGCGCAGCTTTTCAAGCGCCTTCTGCTCGTGGTACCAAACGGTTTTGGGATCGCAGCCCAGCACCTCGGCAACTTCAACAAGACTCATCGGCCACCTCCCGTCAGCGAACGGATCACGCGAACCCCGCGCGTGAGAAGCGGCACCTCGGGCGCTGGCCCCATCTCATCCTCTGAAATGTCTCGGCGGTAATCGCCTTGGCCCAGCGACACGAGCGGCGCGCGATCCTTCCGGCGCTCCTGCTGCATCACGATGTGCGAGGCAGCCAGGATTGCAACCGGGTGGATGGGGGTTGGGAACTCCTCCAGCGCCTTCGCCAAGCTGTACATCTTGTGCATGGACACAAGGCGCACCCACTCCGCGTCACGCGGGCACCCACCGTTGTCCAAAGTCTGAATGGCTAGGCCAACATCCTCAACGATCTTCCCGTAGCGATTGCGATCCATGCGATGGCTCCAGCTGCATTAGCAGCATCTGCACCTCATGCATAAGAACCAACGCCCCCTCGGGGAACGCGTGCTCGGTCAGCAATGAGGCAGCGGCTAAAAGCCGCTCCGCACGGGTGGGTAGGCTCAAGGGTTCGAATCCTGTAGCGCCTACTGCAACTGTGTTAGTGGAGCGACTGCGAACACATCGAAGACTAGCGCGCGGGGTGGATTCAACGGCCATAGGCGCGAGGCGCGCGCTAGTCGCCGAAGTGTTCGCATTGATAGGTGCGCTCATGGCCATTGCTGAATCCGTGCGTACCCTATCGGTTGCACTAGTTTTCAGGGGAGAGTTTTTCAATATTTTCCCGCCGCGGCTTTCTGCCGCCTCGCGCAAGCGGGGTTCCCGGTGCCGTAAGTACCTGTGTGTTTGATCGATAGAGCGATGACGAACCAGCCGTTGGATCAGTTCCGGCGGGGTTCCGTTTTCGAAACTCTCGGTGATGTAGCCGCAACGGAAACTGTGAAAGCCGTAGCGGCCGGAAAGCCCAGCGGCCCGCAGATCGGTGGATAGCCCCTTGTATGACACGGTGCGGGCAAACACCTTCGCCCCGGTCTTTGCCTTTCGCATCTCGCGCAGCAGTTCCACCGCCGCATGGGAAAGTGGGATGTGATCGCGGCGGCGCGCTTTGTCCAGGCTCACCACCATTGTTCCGGCTTGTAAATCGATGTCGCTCCACAGCTGCGCGTGCGCCTCGCCACGCCGGATGCCTGTGAGGGACAGCAGCCGGTACAAGTTTGCGCGGTTCTGCGCGCTGGCTCGGATGGCGGGGGATGCGCCCTCGGTGATCTGCTGGGTGGCGTGTTCGATTAGCCGCTGCACCTCGGCATCGGTAAACGCGTCCCGTCCCTGCCCCGCCCGGCCGCGGGGGCCTGGCACATGTGCCCACGGGTTCGATTCGATTAGCCCTTGGATCAGCATCCAGCCCGCAAATCTGCGGCACGCGCTCATGCGGTTTCGGATGGTTTGCGGGGCGAGGGTGCCCCCGCGGGTCATCTCGCGCAACCACTCAATGCAGGAAGCGGGGGAAATCTCCGCGGCGTGGGCTTTCACATGCTCAAGCCAATCCCGCACCCATCGCGCGGCTTGGCGCACATGGTATTCCGCTTGCCCGTCCAGCTCGCGGGTAGCCACGATCCACGCATCTACCTGCTGAAGTAGGTCTACCCCTGTTTTTGCGCTAAAAACGGGGGGGGGGGGGGGGGGGGGGTGATGCATTGGAACGCCTTTCGCATTTCACTACGGGAACCGTATCCCCCAAATCGAATTCGAAGACCACCCGAACCTTCATTTGCGCGCAAAACTAGTGCAAACAGTAACCCTTTTGGATGACGCGCAAAGTTATACACACCATGCAGAACCATCATTCGACTCGGAAAAATGCGTCGGATTCTTCAGTTTGTAGACGCGCTGCGTAATCACTATTGTGCGCGCTACCGGAGGATTCAATCATGGCAACGGTTCAAGAGGATGGCGGTTTGAACGACGCGCAGCGGAAGCGGATTTGGGCGGAGGAACGCGAACGCGCGCGCGCCAGCATGGTTGCCCGTGGCGAACTGTTTGAAGCCGTTGAACAGGCAGAACGCGCCGCTTCCTACGCGCGAACGCGAACGATGCTCAAGTGGACTGGCATCCTTGTTGGCTTGCTTGTTCTAGGGATGCTGTTGTATGCCGGGTACGAACGGTTCGTGATGCCTCAACCACGGCACTTCCGCTAGCCCAGCAGCCGCCGGGCTGTATCAACCACGCTGCTGGCCACGCCGCCTATGGCCTCGGCCACGGTGCCCAAACTTGCGCCCGTTCCATCTACCGGCTGCCACTTGCCCAGCGGGCAAGTAGCCCCGGCGAGCGTGAGTTTCACGGACAGGGCCGCGCGGCGGTTCGATCCGCACCCGCACTTGGTGCACCACCCGATGCCACCCGGATCGCTCGCGCCCTCCACCACCTCTGCACGGCCTTCGCACGCCTTGCAAATGGCGGCACGCTCCGCTTGCACTTGGCTGCTCGCCGGGCCTTGGGTCGCGTGCTTCCGCTCCGCAGCCAGGTACGCAGCTGCGCGCGAAGCAAAACCGTAGTTGATCGATTCTCCGATGGCTAGCGGCCGCTCGCCCTTGATCACGCGGTGCGGGCATTGATTGCACACCCCGATGCTGGGGCGGCCGCCGTAGTGACCAGCCGCGCAGCAGCCGCCGCCGCTCACGCCGCACTCGCTCCAATGGTCGCACTCAATCATGCAATGGTGATGTTGTTGATGGTCATGCCCAAATATCCGGTGCATGGTTCGCATGTTGGAACATCATTTACCCAACACGAATCGGGGATTGGGCTGCCAACAGCGGTTACATAAGTCCCACGCGGGTCTGTACCAGTAGCCTTCCAAAATCCCATGTCAAAGGTTTGTGACGCTGGCGCAACGCATGGAAAAGCTGGATCGTGCCAATGGCAATCTCCACAAACACTACCGGCGGACTGCGCTGTGGGGTTGGTAAGTCCTAACTTTAGTTCCAGCGTCAAGCGCAGGAACCATACATCACACGCTGGGTACTCCTCGGAATCAAATCCAATTCCGTTTGTTCCAATGGCAGCTTTTGCAATGCCAATCAATGCTTGCCCGGGGTCTGGCGTTCCGTTTTGGCAAGTGTCGAAATAATCGTATGGCATGTTGCACGCGTAGTTGCCGCTGCATCCGCCAGCTGTGTTTAGGTTGGCCGTAAATGAATACTTTTGGCACAGGCAGACACCAACCACGCACGGTGCATTTGCGTTCAGTAGCAAAACGCATGTGATTACCGCGGTGGTGCCTTGGCAACCAGTTACGGTGATGGTCAGGGAAACGCTGCTAGGCAATGTGGTGCCGCTCGGGCACGAACATTGGCCACCGCAGCAGCACCCCGCCTGCATCATGCTCACGGTTTAGCCCTTCGCGCCGCGAATCCATCCAGCGATGGTGCCCAGCGAAACGATGTTCCCGGCGATGTAGCCGATGGCGAGGCAGGCGAACGCGGCCCAGGTCGAACCGATCAGGGATTCAGCAGATGCGATGTAGTACATGGGGGTTCCTCGGTGCGCTTCCAAGCGGCCTCCCACACGGGATCGCTTGCGCGCTTCGCTGCAATGTATTCACGGATCGTGGCGGGGTTGGAAGTTTCCATTACATCGCGGGCTAGAGCCGCATCGCGCAGGCTCGGCCGCGGAATCCAACCAAGCGCCACGCGGATGGCCGCTCCTATCCCGGTCTGCCACAGGATGGCCGCCACAGCCACCAGCGCCGCCGCTGCGGCCATCCATCCCAGCAGGGCCGCCCACCACGGGGTTTGATCCTCAACGCCCGGTAGCGCCTTGTGGATGGCTCCTGCGGCCGCTTCGATGCGCTGGGCTTCGATCACGATGGATGCCGCATCCGCCACCACTTCGGGTTGCGTGGAAACGCTCCCGATGTGCGTGGCTAGCCTGGCAATGGTTCCTGCGCGCTCCTGCGCCTCGGTAGCCGAAACCGCGATGGCCCTGCTGGGGCTGCACGCGGCGCAGGCGATCAGCAGCAGGAACACTAGACAGCGGATCACCGGCGGCCCTCTAGCCGGTCAAGGCGCACCGCGATGCTGGTGAGGGTTTCACCATGCTTGGAATCGTTCGCCGCGCCTAAAACTTGCGCCTTCACCAAATCTCCCACGATGGCGCGAAGCTCCGTTAGGTCGCGGTCTTGGCGCTCCAAAATCGCATCCTTGCGGCCCATCGTTTGGAAGATTCCGCCCACGCCCACCACCAGCACCACCAGTTGCACCACGCTGATCACCGTTCCAAGGGTGGTTGGCTGCTGGTGGCGGGGGCCAATGGAGGAAACGGGGCTCACGCGCAGGCTCCATCCACCGCGTTTGGAACGCTGAAGAAAAACAGGTTTTCGCCGGTTGCTCGAGCGGTGGCGTACATCATCACAACGGTGTTGTTGGCGATGGCTTTGAAACTGAACCCAGCGGGGATGTTGCTAGTGGTGATGCCAGGGCCAAGGGTGGTGGTAGCGCCGATCATCTGCGGGCCTTCGCACCCGTTGATGGCCTTCCCCTTGGTAGCAATCAGCGAAGACTTGCGGCGGTAGGTGTCGCTGGTGTTGTAGGTGCCCGTGGTGGACACGCTCACCTCTTCCCAATCGTATTCCCATGCAACTGGCTGCGATGCCGTGCCGCCAATCGTCGCGGTCTTACCGCTAATCGCCGTGCTACCCGTGATGCGAGCCATGAACACCACCACCGGCGGCGGCGGTGCCTTTGGCCCGCGCTGCCCCTCGCCGTTGATTCGATTGATGGTGTCAGCAATGGTTCGCACTTGGTTCGGTGACCAAGGTCCAACATTGCTGCGGGTAACGCCGTTGACAAACATCAGATACCCGTTATGCCAATGCCGCTGAAGGCGCTCGTGGTTGGGAACGGCTGCCGGAAGAACACGCAAATGGCGTTGCTCACCTCACCATCCGGAACCGTGGTTGGCGCGCTGCCGCATGAATCGGTTTTCTTGCCCTTGATCACCTGGCCATCGGGGCCGCGCTTTGCGATCTGCCGCAGGTGGTAACCGTTGTCATAGACAAACGAGTAAACGATTTCATAGGTAGCAGCGCCCACGCGCGTGATGCTGCAACCCGTGAACAGAAGCGTGTCAGCGGGAAACGAGTACGGGCCAATGCTGAACGCGGCGCTGTTCCGGTTGTTGATGTAGCCAACCGGCGGTGTGGGCCGCCCGGCTTTCACATTGCGAACGGTAACCTTTGCCACATTGTTGAAAAAGGTGATGGGCTCGCCACCCGAATCAACTTTGGTACCGCCGATGTCAGTATCGGCGGGGGTGGACTTGTTAGCAGGTGCGGTTGCACCAACCCGATACACATCCACGCCCTCGCCGCTCAAGCTGTATTCGATGGCGGTGAAACCCACCTCGCGCTCAACCTTGTTATCCGTGGTGGTGGTGCCATTGTCCGCGGTCTGTGAATCGAACGCCACGGTGGCTTGCCACACGAACCCGCCCTCATCGACCATTGCCAGCGAAAAGCTGGGCTGCGTCACGCGGCCGGAGAAAAAGGAACCTTGATCGGTGATCGCGCCGCCGCTGCCGCCGTATTCAACCGGAAACAGCTTTGAAACCACACCTCCAACGGATGTATCTGAAAGGATGTCTGTGGCGGTCAAACGCTGCCCAGCCGCCTCGGTGATCACATATTGCGCGGTGCCGCTCCACTTGCCGCGCTCAAAGTTGATGGTGGTTCCACCGGCGCGCTGGGCAATGTTGATGGTCACAGGCATTTACACGGCTCCCGTTGCTGCTGCGAGTTTCGCCAGGTGCGTGGCGCTGGCCTGCGTGGCCTTGGCGGTGGCCTCTGCGGGCTTCGTCAGTTTATCCAGCCCGCTTGTGGTGCCCGCCATTTTCACGCTGCCCACGGCGCTTTGGATGCTCTCGATGTTTGAAACCGCGGTGGTCTTGGATGCACCGGCTTCGGCTGCCTTCAGTTTCTCATTCAGCGCGCGCGCGTTCTCTTGCTCCTGCGCGTCGAGCCCCAGCCGATCCATTTTCCTCTGAAACAACTGATCTTCGGTCATGGTTCGCTCGTCTAGTGCGTCCTGCAAATCCTCCATGAAGTTCATCACGGATTCCTCGCGGCGCTCCTCGGCGGCGGCTCGCATCTCGGCGCGCTTCTCCGCATCGGCTTGCGCGCGCTCCTGCGCCTTCGCCGCTTCCTCTGCAATGCGTGCGCGTTCCTTCTCGGCCTCGGCCGCTTGATCTGCAAGCATCTTCTCGCGCTCTTGGCGCTTGAGGGCTTCATCCTGCGCGGCGCTGGTGGCCTCAAACGCGGCGCGCAGCTTGTCGCGTGCTGCGACGATCTGCGGCCCGGTTGCGCCTTCCTTGACCATCTGATCTTTCAACTTGTTCTCAAGTTCTGCAAGGCGCTGCGCTCGCTCCACGCGGGTGCGCTGTTCGTCGCTCACCGCCGCGGATAGTTCGCGCTGCTTCTCAAGATCGGCAATCATCTTGGAACCCACCGCAAGCATCCGCTCATTTTTGGCGGCTTCATCGCGGCTGGCCTTTTGCCTGGCTTCCTGATTACCGCTCGCGTCGCTCGTCAACCCGATGGCATCTGTAGCCGCACCAAGACCCTGCCCAATCCACTTGCCCAAAGTGCCACCAACAGGGATGGTTTCAAGGGTCTTGGCCAATCCATCGCCAATGGCATAGGCGATGTTTGCTCCCGCACTGCTAAAGATTGGATTCTTCAGAGTTTCATCGATGGATTTCAGCAGCGTATCGGCGAGCTGAATTCCAAGGAACCCGCTAACCGCCTTGCCCATCGACCGGCTCCAAGACTTCATGCCCTTGGAAATGGCCGCCTCAATACCGCTCACGCTGTTCGTGGTGGCGGCTTCGACCTTTTTCCAACCCGCCATGTATTGATCGGATTCCAGCGTGATACGGGTTTTGAACGCTGCGACATTACCCATTGCGCTTTCCTCCAAACATGGCGCGCAGCTGCTTCACCGCATCGCCAGGCGCGCCCTTGGGCTTTTCTTCGTAGGGCATGAAATCGGCCACCTTGAACGGTGTGCCGCTGGTGCGGTGGCAGTTCGCCACCGTGCTGGCGATGATCGCGGAACGCAGATCGGCGCGCGTGTCACCGAATGGCTGGATGGCGTTGAAGGCGATCCACTCGGTTAGTTCGCGGCTCGACATGGTTTCCTCTAGTTCCGCAACTGTGCGGCCCAACGCAAGCGCCAGCTGAAACATGAACCTGCGTAGCGGCCGCTCAATCAGTTTTTTTCGATGGCTTCCTTATCCTTCGCACCCATGCCCGAAAGCCGCGTGGCGATGTCGTACAGCTCATCAACCACCGATGCGGGAAGCTCTCCGATGGCCTCGATATCTGTGGCAGCGAACATCGGGTGTTCACCGTCATAGGCGCACATGGCCACGAGGCTGGCGCGGATGTTGGAAAGGGTCTTGCCCTTTGCGCTGTAGATGCGCTGTTCCCACTCGTCACGCTTGGCAGCGGTAAGCCCGCGCATCATCACAACGCCCACTCCGGGCACCGTCACCTCTTCCGAAGGGATGGTGGCCCGGAGGGCGAGAAACTTCGCTTTCAGATCACTCACGGTTTAGTCCTGATCCGTGAAGGTGACGCTGCCGGAAATCTTGATGCTGATCGATGCGGTAACAGCCGAATCCATCGCACCCTTGACGCTGTAATCAGTCACGAACCCGACGAACGAGAAGGTGGCTCCGGGGTTGGTGCCACCAGCGCCGTTGCCGAAAGTGATCAGCCAAGACTTGAGCGCCGGGCGGGTGGTGGCGGCGGTCACATCCAGTTGCTGAACCACGCTCAACTGCTGGGCATCGTAGGGATCAAGATTCACCTCAAGCGACACGGTGCCGCTATCGATCAGCCCGGCCGCATAGGTGCGGAACTG